TCATCAACTTTTGTTTCATTGTCATCAACTTTTGTTTCATTGTCATCAACTTTTGTTTCATTGTCATCAACTTTTGTTTCATTATTTTTATAATCATAGTTTATTTTAATTATCTTTTCAGAAACAACCTTTTCTTCAATTTTACTTTTAAAAACACAAGGGTTTTTTTTAGTAGTGTGTTTTATATAATGTCCCTTTTGGATAAATTCTTTTCCACATTTTTCGCAACTATATTTAACCATTTTTTGATATTATAATATAGTATAATATTATTTTTTAAATCAATTTTTTTGTAGAGGAACCGACGAGCGAAGCGGACACGGTTCCTCTACTTCATCTACCAATGAAGTGTAGATATTTTCATTTCATTTGTTTGTTCAGGACCAAAGAAATAATAAATATCACGTGCTTCTGTTTTCCATCTCATAATAATTTCAAGTATAATACATAATTCGGGTTTTTCTATTTGTGTTGCTGTATATAAAGATGGTTTTTGTAAAATAATTCCTATTTTTGATGAAATAGATTGCTTAGACGCATCTGTACATTTAGCACCCGTATTATTTCGTTTTTGTGTTAAATCTTTAGTTTTAAAAACAACTTCTTTATCTTTAAATGGGTGCATAAATCCTATTTCTGTTCGATTTATTTTGTCAAATGGAATAACTAATCTTTCTTTTTTGACATTTGAGAACAATTTTTCATCAGTAAATGTGGAAGGTCTCCATTCTGTTTCTTTCACAAACAATTTATTTATTATTCCATCAGCCAATACGATTCCTTGTTTCATTTCACCATCTTCTTCTACCTCTAATAATAAACGATCGAAATAGACTTTTAAAATAATTTCAACACCAATAGTTTCAATGTTCTCATATATATGTTTGACAATAACCATTTTATTTCCCAAAGATAATTTATCTAAAAAATGGAAAATAACATATTTATCAATAAAACTCATTTTCATTTCATGAATAATAGTTAATTCTTGTGAAATTTTATTAACACATTTATACCAATCTTTATGAATATCCTTTATAGCATTATCTTTATTATTTAATGATTGTATTATTTCATTGATTTGTCCAAGAAGTTCTTCATATGTTTTTGTTTTAATAACTATTTCTTCTGTTGTTGTTTCTATTTTACCTTCTGACCAATCTTTAATTTTTTTAGGAAGTTCCATTTTAAGAGATACTGGTTTATAATCAACTGGAACTGAACGTTCAAATACAGAAATAGATTCATCCATAATTTCATTTGGTTGAAACGCATAATAAATGTTGCGTGATATTAAATAACCAGCACGACCATATTTATCAATTAATCCCTCATTTTTATTTTTAATAAATCGTGTTAAAGCATAATAAATATGTTCTATAGGATATTTTTTAACTTGATTAATTGCTCCAATTAAATGTTCTCTACTATATATTACCTTTTCTTTATATAAATCACGAATCTTTTTCATAATCACAACCGAGTTTGCCTTTATAAAGTTCTCATCATTTGTATCTTTAATTGGATATATAATATTAGGTAAATCTGAACTTACAGAACAAGAATATTCACAATTATTCATATAATCACATGCTTCGGTTCTAGGTTTATCACCGATTTTAAATGGAATTAATTCATTTCCTCTTGAAGATAAACGAATACGAATATCACGATTTGATACTTCTTTTAATAATTTTTCCTCAGAAAAATTACTTTGACCAATATTCAATAGACAATCTACTGAAATTTCCTTTAAGACTCGTGTAACATTACCAATTTGAATCGCCTTTTTCTCGGCAGTTCTATATACATACAAATCAGCAGCTTCTTCATCTCTATCTAATATAGTTCCATGTAAATATATTTCTACATTACGGTCTTCAAATTCTAGATCACAATGACTAAAATTACGAACAGCTCTTCCTATTATTTGTTCAACACGATTCATATTATACCAAGGTTCTAAAATATGAACCTGTCTGATATTTTTAAAATCAAGACCTTCAGATGCCGCCATTGAAATAAGAATGACTTTTACTTGAGAACCTTCCGAGTTTTCTTTATTAGTAATATATTTCATATCTTCATTATTATTCTGTGAAAAATCTTTATCACCTGTAATCAACACATAACGTGCTGGTTTAAAATTGGTAGATAATGAACGTTTTTTCATTGTTAGTGCATCAACTGGTTCTCCACCTAAACCAGATTTTAAAAGATTTTTAGAATGTTCTGGAGTAGAAGCATAACGTGAAAATCCCATTGATTCTAACGCAAGAGCCATTGGAACTAATCCTCCATCAATATATTGAGAATATATGAGAACAATACCTTGTGATGGTTTTCGTAATATATCACAAATATTTGCAATTTTTGAACTATATTTTCCTATTTCTTCTTGTGAAAAAATAGAACCATATTTTGTTTTAATAGAAGGTTTATATTCATAATCAAATCTTTTTGAAACAGGTTTTTCTATACGTGTATGTTTCATTATATTTGATAAACCTTGTTTTCCTATGATAGAATTAATAACATCTTTTGCATCATTGTTTTTTAATTCGATTGTCGTTTCAAGTGCTTTATCTAATTTTGGATTTGGATATACAATAATGAGTGATTCTAATGGTACTAATAATAAAGTATAACCAAATTGTTCCATGTTCTCAAAAGAAGGCATTACTCTTTCCCTACCAGTTTTATCAATTACTATTGTGGATTTTAATTCTAAATATTGTAAAATAAACTCATATCCTTTTGATTGATAAGAACCAATTTTATTATTATATACAGGAATATATTGAAGCGGTTCTTGAATATCCATTTGATTCATTTGTTTTATAGGATATTTTGTAATTAAATTATTAGGTGCAAAAATTTTTGGATAAATCCTATATGGAAATACATATGGATTCTCACCACGAACATATGAAATATATCCTGTGAGTTTTCTTATTAATAATTCTCTTCCATCTTCTTTATCTTTTGTTTTTTCAATAAAACTTCCGTCTGATTTGAATACATCTTCTATTTTTATTGTTCCACGATTATCATTTACATTTAATAAATTAGCCAACCAAATTATTTCATTATAGGAATTATACATAGGTGTAGCTGATAATAATAGTAATCTCATATTATCACTCTTTCTAGCAATTTCATTTAATAATATAGATGTTAATTTTGTTTTATTAGCGTCACTAATACGTATGTTATGGATTTCATCCAAGATAACAAGTCTATTATTAAAATGTGCCTTTATTTTCTTTTTACGAAGGACCGCAACTTCTTTTTCTGAATAACCAGAATCAGGTGGTATATAAATTGCCTTTCTTATATAATTGGCAAATTCACCTTTATTACCCATAAATACATAAAATTGGTTAATAAGTGACTTTATTTGTGATATTATTCGTTCTTTCGTTAATCCCTGTAAATTAGTTGGATTTATTTCTTGTAAAAGTGCGTTTCCAATACAAGTATTTAAATTCCATGTTCCATCTGGTAATTTTTCTAATTTTCGTTCGTCGAATAATTGAAGTCTAAAATTATCTTGAACGTTTGGCGAAGCCACAATAATTATTCTCTTTGTGATTCCCATTTGTTTCATATAAGAACGCATTTCTTCAGAAATTCCGATAGCACTACACGTTTTTCCAGAACCAAGTCCGTGATATAATAATAAACTATTATATGGTGTCTGAAATGACATAAAATTACGAACAAATAATTGATGAGGTAATAGTTCAAAAGGAGTATTACATAATTTTTTTGCTTGTTCTCTTATATCCTTTATTTCTCCATCATATTTTGTATCAGCAAATTCTTGATGTTGTGCTATTTTATATGAGAAATCAGTATCATCTAATGTTGGATATAAATGAATTCCTTTATATTGATTTGAATCCATCTCTCTATTTAACTCTAATTCATCCACAGTGTTGTTTATAGAGGCTTCTTCAACTAAAGGAACTTCTATTACTTTTTCTAATAATTCAGATGTTTCAATTTCTGGAATATCATTTTTCTTACTACGAATAGACTTATTATGTTTTACTTTTTCATCTAATATTTTTTCACATTTGGCTGTTTTAACATTTCTACGTTCTCCATTTTTACATCTTTCTTTTTTCTTTTTTATAATAACTTCTTCGTCTTCTATTACTTTCTGTTTCTTAGACTTATTATGTTTTATATTTTTATCTTTTTTTTTTCACATTTGGCTGTTTTAACATTTCTACGTTCTCCATTTTTACATCTTTCCTTTTTTTTGTTTGTAATAACTTCTATAAAATCATCTTTGTATTCTTCTATTAAATCATCTTTGTATTCTTCTATTAAATCATCTTTGTATTCTTCTATTAAATTATTTTTGGGTTCCTCTATAAAATCATCGTTGGGTTCTTCTATAAAATCATCGTTGGGTTCCTCTATAAAATCATCGTTGGGTTCTTCTATAAAATTATTTTTGGGTTCTAAAAAAATAGTTTGTTTTTTATAACGAGATGGTCGTATTATATTTCCTTCAATATCAGTTATAACACCTTTTTTTTTATTACGAAGAGATTGTTTATGTTTTATTTTTTCATCTGACATTTTTTCACATAAACCTGTTTTAATATTTCTACGTTCTCCCTTTTTACATTTTTCTTTAATTTCCTTTTCATCTTCCTTTTCTGTTTTATCCATATATTATAAGTATAAAATAACTTATGACTATCAAACTATTTCACTGAAAGATAGACAGTCATAAATATCTTTTAAAACCGATTTTTTTTCTAAATTATAAGGTCGTATAATTGTTAAACACTCATCATATGTTTTCCAATCTATTTTACTTACTTCATTATTATCAACAAAATTAATTTGTTTAATATCAATATTTTTCATAAACATTAAATAATATTTATGTTTATATGATTTATAATTAGAACCCATAAAGACCTCTTCAAATGGTTGTATATTTTCTATAATATCAGTTGATATATATCCAGTTTCCTCAGTAAACTCACGTAAAGCACATTCAATATCTTTTTCATACATATTACGTCGTCCTTTTGGAAACCCCCATTCAGGTTCCTCCCATTGTGTTTTAGATTCTATTATTAAATCATTTAAATTATAACTATATGTATCTGTCATTATTCCAGAAGTTAGTGAATTAAATTTATCTCTGGAATATTCTTCTTCTAAATTATATTGACTAGAATTATTAGTCCATAATTGTTTCCATAATATATTAAAATCTTTTTTCAATATATCTGTTTTTTCAACAATAGACATTTCATTAAATAAATTCAATAAATATTCTTTATTATATATAGAATATTTCCCCCTCATAAAATCGGTAAAGCCTAAAGTGTTTTTTCTGCGAATCATTAAAAAGTGAAATGTTCCAAATGAGTCTTTAGTAAACGCAACTATTCCCAAACTTATTATTGGCATTTTACAATGATGAAATAAGTGTCCTATTTTACCACAATTACTACAATAAGATTCCATTACATAATTATAATGAACCGTTTCTATATAGTTTCATAAAACCAATGACAAACTTTGATCAATGTATATGGGGACCACATTATTGGTTCTTTATGACAACCTTAGCACTATATTATCCCGAAACACCAAATGCTGTTACAAAGAGAAAATATTATGATTTTATTATGAATTTACCACTTTTTATTCCTAATACTGAAATTGGTAGTCGATTTAGCAATCTACTCGATAAATATCCTGTTTCTCCATATTTAGACAATCGTGATTCTTTTATAAAATGGATTCATTTTATTCATAATAAAGTAAATATCCTTTTAGGAAAAGAGGAAATATCATTGGATGCTGCTTTAGAAAGTTATTTTTCAGAATATCGCCCAAAACCAGTAATTTTATCTGAAAATTTAAAATGGAAAAAATATGCGGTTGTTGGAATTTTAATATTTATTTGTTTATTCATAATTTATATAGGTCAATAAAGGATAGCAAAGAGGGTTACTATGCTTTGCTGACTCTACATTTTTTTAGATATATTATATAGATGCGTATAGAGATTATTATATTTGGTATTGTTGCATTAGTTATTTTCAATATATATACAGATGGTAAATATATAAAAAATATTTATCAATATAAAAAGTATTATCAAATGGGGTTGGTTGTCATTATAGGATTTATATTATACTTTATTATAAAAAAGAATCCATTAAGTTGGGGTCCAATGTTAGCAACTACAAATGATTATTTGAAATATATGCCTATTGATAAAGGAACTACAAATTTAATAAGTCCTATTTTAGACTTTACTAGTAAACATAGTTTTCAAAAAGAACAATCATCTGATTTTACCAAACAAGAAAACCGTATAATATCATCTGGTGGAGAACCCCAACCCCATAATCAAAGAATAAAACGTTCTGTAAGTGAAACAAAAAAGAAATTTGTAGCTGCGAGACAAGGATGGAAATGTGGTGATTGTCAATTACAATTAAATGCATGGTTTGAAGTTGATCATAAAATTAGATTAGAGCATGGAGGAAGTAATCACGTTGATAATCTTGTTGCTCTTTGTAGAGATTGTCATGGAAAAAAAACAACAATTGAGAACTTATAGTAAAATAAATATCTTTATAAATATAATAACATTCGTTACATAACATTTATAGTAAAATAAATATCTTTATAAATATAATAACATTCGTTACATAACATTTATAGTAAAATAAATATCTTTATAAATATAATGACATTCGTTACAGAACATTTATAGTAAAATAAATATCTTTATAAATATAATGACATTCGTTACAGAAGATTTATAT